GTACTTGATCTTGGGCACTGTCATTGATTATAATTCTCCGTGGTTAGTAATATAATAGCACATTTTTCTAATAATAAATAGTCTATAACAAGGAAATCTGTTCAAAATGGCGAGAAAAACCTATCCTGAAACCCCTGCAGAAGAAGCCGCAAGAATCAATGCTGCCAGCGGTGATCCCGAGGGTATCACTGCACAACAGGTGGCTAACAACCGCAAGCTCAATGAATCATTGACCGCATCATTTGGATTTGGCAACAGTTCCAGTGGTCCTCCGATAAATCCTTTCGCAAGTCTAGTAGCAGGAGTTTCTGCCGGAATACAAAGAACACAAGAAGCTGATGCGGCCCAGTTACCTGGAAATTTTGCGCAGGCCAAAGCCGAATTAGACGATAAAATTTCTAAAGCATCTGGAGAGATAGGGTCAGGCCTTAACGGATTTACCGGTAATGTAAAACAAGGAATCTCCCAGCTGCAGGCATCTTTAGGTGCCTCGGGTGCTGAAACAGGGCTTGGAGGATTTGCTGATGCTGCTAAAAGTAAATTAAGTGGTGCAATAGGTTCATTGCAATCAGCAGCAGGTTCAACTAGTAACATTGCGGCAGATATCTCCGGTACTATAAACAAATTAACAGGCGGCAGCCTTGCTGGTGGTCTGCTTAAAGCTGCAGGACAAATTAGTGCAGCAGCCGGTATGCTTAACAATATACTTAGCTTAAAGAGAGGAGCCAACCTTCCAAAGGGAGCAGATGTGTTTAGTAAAAACGGAGAACCAATAAAATTAAATGTTTCTTCGAAAAATGATTGGCGTGTAAGAATAGATTGTCAATGGAATATTTTTGATAGTCCTATCTTTGAAAGATTAAAACTCACAGGCGGAGTGGTATGGCCATACCTACCTAGTATCACAGTGGCTACCAAGGCAGAGTATACACCAATTAATACAACACACAATAATTACACCAACTATGCCTATAAAGGCAGCATGGTAGATGACATACAGATCTCTGGAGAGTTTTCGTGCGAAACAGCCAGCGATGCGGCATATTGGATAGCTGCTACTACCTTTTTCAAAACAGCAACTAAAATGTTTTTTGGTCAAGGAGAACTAGCAGGTAATCCTCCGATTATTTGTATCCTCAAAGGTTATGGAGCCAGTGTGTTTAACAATACACCAGTGATTATAAAAAGTTTTTCAGTAGACCTCAAGGATGATGTTAATTATGTTAAATGTGAGGAATTTGGATCTACTACATGGGTACCGGTCCTCAGCACAATTTCAGTAACAGTATCGCCAGTATATACCAGAGCTAGAATGCGCAAATTCAGTCTTCAAGATTATTCACGTGGTAGTCTTGCAGGAGAAAAAGGTCGAGTAGGATATATCTAATGGCAAAATATTCTAAAGCAAGTCCGTGGGCCAACACCCAACAAAATAATTTTTATCTGGAACTGTTAGATATTCGTCCAGTACCTTCTGAAGCAGACGATGTCAGATATGTGATTGAAAATCAATATCGTAACAGACCGGATTTATTAGCCTATGATCTTTACGGGGATCCTAAATTATGGTGGGTGTTTGTGCAAAGAAATATGTCAGTGATAAAAGATCCCATCTATGATTTCAAACCAGGCACAGCCATATATCTGCCTAAGAAAAGTAATCTATCAAAGTTTCTAGGAGTGTGATATGGCTTTAAGAGAACTAGGAAGAATTTTAGACATTAAAAAACCAGACGGAACTTCAGTGATCCCGTTTGATACTGCTGCAGGTTTTAATATAAATTCAGTGTTTCGCACCACAGAAAATTTGATTGCCAGAGCTACTAATCCTATTCAGGACGGCAAAAGCAGTATAGCGGCTGATCCAAAAAAATTATCTTCAGCTGCGACAAAAAATTTACCATCTTTAACTCCTAATCCTATGGAAGAGTTTGCCACCAGTACAATATTATGGACGCTAGCCGCATTGACTCCTCAGCAGTTTAATGATCCAGCGTCATATAGAAATAGTACCAGTGAACTAAAAAATGTTGTGTTTAGTTCCGGTGGAAGATTTGACGATCAACGTGTGAATACTTTATTCGGAGCTCCGGAATATTTTATTAATAATTTTGTTATGAACAGCGTTATCGGAGCCAATGAAAAAACTGGAAATAGTAATGCCATAAAATTTAGTTTTGAAATTATAGAGCCTCAGTCTATGGGACTGCTGTTACAGAGCATGCAGAATGCTGCAATAAAGGCTGGATATCTCAGTTACCTTGACAACTGTCCGTATGTTCTAAGAATGGATATCAAAGGATTCGACGAACTCGGAGTACCTATAAGTTCAATCAAACCAAAATTCTTTGTGATGAAGTTGGTTTCTATGAAATTTACAGTAACTGAAGCGGGCTCTAATTATAAAGTAGAAGGCATTCCGTACAATCATCAGGCATTTTCAGATGCTATTAATACAACCTATAACGATTTAAAAATAGCCGGAGATATTAAAGGACAAGGTATAGTAGCTGAAGTTTTACAGACCAGTCCAGACGGGTTGACAGCGGTATTAAACCGTAACGAACAAAAATTAAAAGAAACAGAGCGTATTGTTTATCCTGACAGATATGTTATACAATTCCCTCAAACCAGCAGCACTTGGTATTCTTCTGCAGGAAAAAAAGAAAAGAGAAATTCAGCTACAGTAGATCCTGTCGAAGAAGAAAACGAGGGAGACATCGAGTTGTTTGGTTCTGGAGTTAGTGTAGAAGCAGATGTGTCAAACTTGCCGATTAATGAAATAGGAAGATCTAGCCTTGGCTTCGATCAATTGAGAGGCGGTGCTAATATTTTTAAACGGGCCGGAGACAGTATAGATGAAAAAACGGGATTAGTGAAAAGAGATGGAATGACTATAGATCCCAAGCAACGAGCTTTTCAATTTGGTCAAGGGCAGTCGCTGACTTCTATTATTAATCAGATAGTATTAAGTTCTAAATATGCATTTAATGCCATTAACGAAAAACCTACTCCAGAAGGTTATATCAAATGGTTTAAACTAGATGCACAGATAGAACTTTTAGAATATGACCCGTTGATAGGAGATTATGCTAAAAAAATTACTTATAGAGTAGTGCCCTACTTTATACATCAATCTATATTTGCTAATCCTAGTTCTGCTCCTGTGGGATATTATGAATTGATGAAATCAGTGGTTAAGGAGTATCAATATATCTATACTGGACAAAATGTTGACGTCACCCGATTTGATATAGAAATTAATAATTTATTTTACACAGGTGCCAATCCTTCATCAGAAAATAGCGGATCTAAAACTGCTAATCAGGATCAAAAGCCTGCAGAAAGAACTAATGCAACTACAGGAGTTGGCCAGGGTAACGCACCGGCTGCACAGGCGGCACAATTAGGTAGAGCGAGACCTAAACGAGATCCTAAACTGTTAAAGGGATACAAAGGTGGTAATTCTGATAAGACAGTAGAACAGAACATAGCAGAAACTTTTCAACAGGCCTTTCTCAGTGGCAACAGTGCTGATTTGGTTACTGTAAATCTTGAAATACTAGGAGATCCTTACTGGCTTGTAGACAGTGGAATAGCTAATTATTTTTCAGACGCCCCATCACCTAACAGCCAAATTACCAACGACGGAACTATGAACTATGAAAGTGGTAATGTTTACATCTATCTAACATTTCGAACTCCGACCGACATTAATGAAACCACTGGATTGTATGATTTTTCACAGGCCGGTAAAGAAAGTCCGTTCGGCGGCATATACCGAGTTGTGATGTGTGAAAACACTTTTTCTGATGGACAATGGAAACAAAAACTTAAATGTATTAGGATGCCGGGGCCTCAAGGACCAGAAGTAACTGATGAAGACCGTTCGGGCACAGTAACTCCTACCGATGCTGGGGCTATAGATATTAAAGAACAAGAAGCTCCAAGTACTAGCCCCATAGATGATGGCAACCCTACTACACAACTAGCTTCTAACAACAGTTCGACATCAACAGAAAGCACAGTAGCAACTAGAACAACTTCTAACCAAGCACCGACTAGAACAGGTTTTAGATATTATAGAGATTTAGGACAAGGATAACAAATGGCAGAATTAGGTCGTCCCTCAGCTGAAGGAGAAGGAAAATCAGGAGGTCTTACTCAAGGCATATATCTTGCAAGGGTGATCAGTCATCTTGATCCAACTTTCATGGGATCGTTAGAAGTGACATTACTTAAAGATCAAAGTAATGACCCCGGAGATGACAGTCAATTACATATAGTAAAATATGCTCCGCCTTTCTTTGGTTACACAGGGTTTGAGTACATGGGCAAGAATGATGGTACTAGTTCTACCATCGAAGGATTCAATGATACACAGAAGAGCTACGGCATGTGGTTCGTTCCTCCAGATGTCGGTGTTAACGTTTTAGTACTTTTTGTAGATGGCGATCCTGGACAGGGCTATTGGTTTGCCTGTGTTCCTGGCCGTTATATTAATAACATGGTTCCGGCTATTGCAGGATCTAAAATAAATGCATTAGATGCAGAAGATAAAGCTAGGTACGGTAATACAAAACTGCCATTACCTGTAGCAGAAATAAACAAACGTATCAACGGTGAGAAGCAAGAAATAGATCCAGAAAAAATTCCTAGAGTTGTACATCCTATTGCCGATAGATTTTTAGAGCAAGGGTTACTAGAAGATGATGTTCGTGGAACAAGTTCGTCATCACCCAGAAGAGAACTACCAGGTATGGTGTTTGGTATCTCAACTCCCGGCCCAGTCGATCGCAGAACTAATGCTAAAAAAGCAGTGATAGGAAAAAAAGACAGCAAGTCTGCACCACTACCTATCAGCAGATTAGGTGGCACACAGCTAGTCATGGACGACGGCGATGATCGTTATCACAGAGAAAAAACAGCCGCAGAAGGTCCAGTGAAATATGTTGACCTTTTAGATCCAGAAGTTCAGCGTAGAATTTCACAGGGAGAAGCTACAGTTCCTTACAATGAATATTTTAGAGTGAGAACTAGAACTGGTCACCAGATACTTTTGCACAATTCAGAAGATCTAATCTACATAGGTAATGCTAGAGGCACTGCTTGGATCGAAATGACCAGCAATGGTAAAATAGATATCTATGCACAAGACAGTGTTAGCATACATACTGGCACTGATCTCAACATACGTGCCGACAGAGACATCAATTTTGAAGCTGGCCGCAACATGAATTTTAGAACAGAATCAGGCAAATGGCATGCAGAAATTGCCACCGATATGGAGTTTTTGATCAATAACGATGCCAAGCTCACCGTGGGAGCCAACTGTGATATCCTAGTAGGAGCCAAACTAAAGATATCAGCCAACAATGACATGGATATTGCTACCAACACAGAACTTAAGGTGTCAGCTACTGGTGATATTAGTGTAGGTTCTGCATCAGAGTTAAAGATGAACGGTACAAAAATTAATCTCAACGGACCCAACAATGCCGAGACTGCTGTGCCAGCAGACTTTGTAAGACCTTATGATCTCAGAGATAACGTAGCAACCAGCACCACTGCAGGCTGGGACAAGAGATATCAATCAGGAATAGTTAAGAGTTTTATGAAAAGGATTCCTATGCACGAACCTTGGCCTTTGCATGAACACCTGGCCCCTGCGCAACTAACTCCTGATAACACAGATAGGGACGCATAATATGGCAAATAAACTTTATAATCAAAAAACAGTAGCTAATAATACCGCTGTTACAACAGAAAAAAATCTAGGAGTTTTTTTGTACAAAGGATTTAGTAGTCAACAGAGTTCAAAAAATTACAAACTCTATGATATTGATCTAGTCAAGCAGGATTTGATTAATCATTTCTATATCCGCAAAGGAGAGAAATTAGAAAATCCAGATTTTGGTACAGTGATTTGGGATATGTTGTTTGAAAATTTTACCGAAGATGTCAAGCAGATTATCGCCAAAGACGTTGAAGCCATAATAAATTACGATCCAAGAATCTCAGTGAACACTGTGACTATAGACAGCACGGACCAAGGAATTCGCATACAGGCTGACATAGTGTACATTCCTTTCAATGTCAATGAACGCATGTCTTTTGATTTCGATAAAACTAATAATATCATAATATGACCACTTTATTTTATAATATAAATATTGGCATAGGGACTTTAAATGACCACTACAAGTAGACAAAATAATCTAATTCTAAACCAAGACTGGACTAGAATCTATCAGACATTTAGAAACGCTGATTTCAAAAGCTATGACTTTGAAAATCTGCGTAGGGTTATAATCACGTATCTTCGAGAAAATTATCCAGAAGATTTCAACGACTATATTGAGTCATCCGAATATCTAGCACTAATTGATGCTGTAGCATTTTTAGGCCAGAGTCTAGCATTTCGTATTGATCTAGCCAGCAGAGAAAATTTTATTGAGCTAGCTGAGACCAAAGAAAGCGTGTTGCGAATTGCTCGCATGCTGAGTTATAACGCCAAGAGAAACGTCGCTGCTAAAGGACTGTTAAAATTTACTTCAGTGACTACTACAGAAGATATTGTAGACAGTAACGGACGTAATCTTGCACAACAGATAGTCAGCTGGAATGATCCAACAAACACCAATTGGCTTGAGCAATTTATTTTAGTTTTAAATTCAGCAATGGCCGACAACACAGAATTTGGTCGTAGCCAAGGTTCAGCGACCATACAAGGTATACCTACAGAACAATATAGATTTAGAACTACTAGCACAGATGTGCCAATCTATTCTTTCAGCAAGACTGTGGCTGCTAGAGGCATGCTGTTTGAATTAGTTTCCACCGCATTTAAGAACAGTGAAAATATCTATGAAGAACCTCCGGTACCTGGCAATCAATTAGGATTTGTGTATAGAAATGACGGCACAGGACCTGCCAGTCCTAACACAGGATTTTTCTTAATGTTCAAACAAGGCACACTAGCCCTAGCTGATTTTGGTATAGGGGTGCCAACTCCTAACGAAAAAATTGCTATTGATACGGCCGACATCAACAACGACGATGTATGGTTATTTTCATTAAACAGTGCAGGAGCACAATTAGAAGAGTGGACTAAAGTTAGTACGCTGGTAGGTAATAATATTGCCTATAACAGCGTAGAACAAAACATCAGAAACATATATGCAGTTAACACCAAAGAAAATGACACAGTTGATCTAGTTTTTGCTGACGGAGTATATGGTAATCTACCACAAGGTTCTTTCAGAGTGTTTTATAGAACTAGTAACGGATTATCCTACACCATCAGTCCCAACGAACTTAGAGGAATCAATATTAGTATTAGTTATTTTAACAAATCAGGAGTAGAGCATACCTTAACAGTAGGACTGGCTCTTCAGTCTACAGTAGCAAACTCGGCTGCAACTGAAAGCATAGATTCGGTGAGAACCAATGCTCCTGCAGTTTATTATACGCAGAATCGTATGATCACTGCCGAAGATTATAATCTTGCACCATTAAGTAGCAGTCAAAATATAGTCAAGATAAAATCTATTAACAGAACATCTAGCGGGATTAGTAGAAATTTTGATATCATTGATGCATCTGGGAAATATTCTAGTATCAATGTATTTTGTAATGATGGATATATCTATAAACAAGAAAGTGAAGAAACTCTTGGATTTAGATTTAACAATAGAGTCGATGTAATTAATTTTCTTCGGCAAAGTGTAGAACCAAAATTTACAGACGCAGATGTTTATAATTTTTATTTTACAAAATTTGATCGTATTCTTTTCACAGATAATAACACGGTATGGCAAAGCGTCACTTCTACAACCCCTACCGGCTATTTCAAGAATGTGGTGGATAACTCACTGTTAAAAGTAGGTACGTATTCTACTTCTAGCTTGAAATATCTGCTCAGCGGAGCATTAATTAAATTTACAGCACCCGCCGGACTAGCATTTAAAAAAGGTAAATTAGTAGCTATTAACGCTCAAGATCCAGAGCAACGCGATAGGCTTTGGACTAAAGTAGTGTCTGTGGCAGGCGACGGTACTAATGCTGGTAGAGGTGTGCTGACCAACGGACTAGGGGCGGTAACATTTAGTGATGCTGTGCCTACAGGTGCAGTGGCAAATCGCATTGTGCCTAGATTTATTAATGATTTAGATGCTGCGTTAGAAACAGAAATAGTTAATCAATGCTCTCAGAATTTAAATTTTGGATTGAGATATGAATCGGTTTCGTCGACCTGGAAGATTGTTACCGCTACTAATATTAACTTAATCAGCGATTTTAGTCTAGGAAAATCGGGAGACGTAACTAACACAAATGCAGATAGTTCATGGTTAGTAGCCTTTGTTAAAGAAGCCGATAGATATGTAGTTAGAATAAGACGACTCAGTTATGTGTTTGGCAGTGTTATGCAGAATCGTTTTTATTTTGATACCAACGAAAAACGTTATAATGACCAATTGGGTGCTGTGGTAAAAGATCAGGTCAAGGTACTTGGGATCAATACCGACAGCGGGTTTATCACAGAATTACGGCAAGACGTGCCCTTTGAAATTAGCGACACTATTAAATTTGATGATGGATATGAAAGTACCACGGAAATAAAATTAAGTTTTCAAGACAGCGACGACGACGGAGTTATAGATAATCCAGATTCATTTGAACAGATAGTTGGCGCAGACACCGCGTTAAATTATTTGTTTTTTAAGGAAACTGTAGATCAATACGGCACAACTGATTATCAGTTAGTGGATAACTCGGATAATCTAATATTAATTCGAGAAAAAGAATCTGTGGTTGATTTCACTGATGCAACAACTTATCCTGACGGACAATTGATCTATTTTTATACCATCGACGAAGATGTTGTTAAAGCAGTGAACCGAAGCACCAATACATTTGATCTTGATAGATCATACAGAGCTAACATTGGTCGAAGAAATCTTAAATTTCAGTATATTCATAATGCCAGCGTGGATCGCAGAATAGATCCAAGCTCTAGCAATATCATTGATGTGTTTTTATTAACCAGATCCTATGATGAATCATATAGGATTTATCTTGCAGGCGGCACTGCAACTGCACCAGAACCTCCCAGCACAGACAGTTTAAGAACAACGTTTGGAGCTAACCTATCTGCGATTAAATCTATCAGTGACGAAATCATTTATCATACAGTAAAATATAAGGTGTTGTTTGGTTCAAAAGCAGATCCTAAACTACAGGCCATATTTAAAGTGGTTAAAAATCCTGGACAATCTATTAATGATAACGATCTTAAAGTTCGAGTTATCTCAGCAATAAACTCATTCTTCGACATCAGCAATTGGGATTTCGGTGATAGATTTTATATGGGTGAACTTACTACCTACATACTAAATTCTACAGCACCCGATATCAGTAACATAGTTATATGTCCTAAACAAAGTGGGCAATCATTCGGAAGCCTGTTTGAGATACAGAGCAGATCGGATGAAATTTTAATCAGTGGAGCCACAGTCACAGATGTTGAGATAGTCACCGCTATCACAGCAGCCGAAGTTGGTTCTGCTATAACCAGTGTGGTATCTACTACCTATTAATATGTCAGATAAATTTTTTCCTTTCAGTAAACTACCTATAAGAAAATCAGTAGAACTTCTACCTAAAGTTTTTCAAACTGAGGCTAACGACAAGTTTCTTGCAGGAGTAGTGGATCCGCTGGTCCAGCCAGGATTACTGGACAAAATCACAGGATATGTAGGTCGTAGATTTGGAAAAACCTATAACGGCAACGATCTATATCTAGATACAGATGCTACATTAAGAAGTGCTTATCAGTTAGAACCTGGAGTGATATATCGAAATCAGGATAAGATTGAAAATTTCTATGATTACATTGATTTTAAAAATCAATTAAAATTCTTTGGTAACACAGATGAACGTGACGACAAACTTACTAGCCAGGAGCACTATGCCTGGAATCCACCTATTGCCTGGGACAAGTTCATCAATTATCGCGAATATTATTGGGTGCCCAACGGTCCGCCTAGTGTACCAATATATGGACAAAGTGCTACAGTCAGCAGCACATATAAAGTAGTATTGAGTACAACTGCAAACAGTTTTGTGTTCACCCCAGATGCCTATACCAATAATCCTACTCTAACATTGTATCGAGGACAGACATATAAATTTAGAGTGAATGCTCCCGGTGAAGGATTTAGTATTCGTACGAATTATGACACAGGAAGTTTGATATTTAAACCTAATTATCCATATCTTGCAGGTAATCTAGCAGTGTATGATTCTAAACTATATAGAGCACGTCGAGACATAAATCCCTCAGACGGCAGTTCCATCACATTAGATAGTGAAGATTGGGAATATCTCGAACCGGCCGCATCCGGCGCCGCCTTAGAATACAAAAAAGGTGTAATTAACAACGGTACTGAAAATGGCACAGTGACCTTCACAGTGCCCTACGATGCTCCTGATACATTATATTATCAAGGTCTGATTAATCCTGATGCTTTTGGTAGATTTGTCATAGCTGATATTGAATCTAATACATATCTCAATGTAGATAAAGACCTA